AGGGCCCTGCCCAGCGTCTTTTTTGCCTATAGCAGCGCGGCATGACTGACGGGCGCGGCAATGCGGCCAAGCGTGTCGCCACCACGACACCGGGGCCGTGGAAGACCGACCCGACGTGGGCAAGGCTCAACCGGGCCAGCCGCGCGATCCGCTTCATCGAGACGTACTGCAAGCCGGCCAAGGGCACCGGGCACGGCAAAAGCCTCGCGCTGGCGCCGTTCCAGCGTGCCTTCCTGCGCCGGGCACTCGCACCCGGTAACGACGTCGGCATCCTCGCCACGCCTCGCGGCAACGGCAAGTCCAGCCTCGGCGGTGCGCTGGCCGTGTGGGCACTGTTCGACGACGATGTGACCGGCTCGCCGCAGGTGCCGATCGTCGCGACGACGGTGGGCCAGGCGATCCGCTCCTGCTACGGCGTCGCGGTGGCGATGATCAAGGCCGAGCCGGAGCTGCTGCGGCGGGCACTGATCTACACCGGCATCGGGACGGCGCGGGTGGTGGTCCCCGGCAACGACGGCGAGATGTTCCCCATCGCCAACGACCCCGACGGACTGCAGGGTCTCGACCCGTCGCTTGCGATCGTGGACGAGATCGGCTTCCAGCCAATGGCGGCGTGGGACTCGCTCCGCATGGGTGCCGGCAAGCGCTCCCTGTCGACCATCATCGGCGTGGGTACGCCCGGCTTCGACCGTGAGAATGCCCTCTTTCACGTTCGGCGGGCCATTCACGAGGGCGCGACGCTGCCCGGTCTCTACTTCCGGGAGTTCGCGGCGCCCAACGGCTGCGCAGTCAACGACCGCAAGGCATGGGAACGGGCGAATCCAGCCATGAAGGCGGGATTCCTGCGTCGGACGGCTCTTGAGACGGATCTCGGCATCACTCCCGAGGGCCATTTCCGCACGTTCCGCCTCGGCCAGTGGGTCGACGGCACCGATTCATGGCTGGGAGCCTCGGGGCGGAAGCTCTGGGACGCCCTGGAGCAGCCATACGACTTCGTGGCGGGCGAGCCGGCGTGGATCGGCGTCGACGTGGGCATCAAGCGCGACTCGACAGCCGTCGTGGCCGTCCAGCGGGACGAGAAGGGCCACCTGCACGCCGTCTGCCGGCTCTGGGTGCCGACCGAGGACGAGCCGGTCGACGTCACCGACGTGATGGAACACCTGCGCGAACTCGCGCGGGCCTATGACGTCCAGGCGATCAGTTTCGATCCCCGGTTCTTCGATGTGCCGGCCAAGATGCTCTCCGACGAAGGGCTGCCGCTGGTCGAGATCCCGCAATCGGTCGAAGGTATGACGCGGATCTGCGGCGGGCTGCTCGAACTCGTCAAGCGCGGCGAGATCCACCATGACGGCGACCACGCATTGACCATGCACGTCCTCAATGCCGTGCCTCGCTTCAACGAGCGCGGCTTCACGCTCCAGAAGAGCAAGTCGCGCGGCCGGATCGACGCCTGCATCGCGCTCGCGCTCGCCGTGGACCGGGCGCAGCGCGCCGAAGTGGCGCCGGAGGTGCTCGCGGCATGGGGCTGATCGAGTCCGCCCGCCGCTACCTCCGGGGCGACCCCGTGCGCTCGTGGGGCGGCCTCGACGATGGATCGTGGGCAACCCTCGCCAGCGGCCAGGGCTTCCCGCTGTACGACCTCCACCTGGCCCAGCCGGGCGCCCGCGAGGAGGAGATCGAGGCCAACTTCGACAGCTATACGATGCGGGCCTACAAGAGCAACAGCGTCGTGTTCTCGCTCATGCGCGACCGCATGGCGCTGTTCAGCCAGGCGCGCTTCCGCTACCGCCGCTACACCGACGGCGGCCTGTTCGGTGACGCCAGCCTCGACATCCTCCAGCACCCGTGGGCCAACGCCACGACCGCCGACCTGCTGGCGCGGGCGATCAGTGACGCCGATCTCGCTGGCAACTTCTGGGCCACGAGGCGGCGCGGCCAGATCAAGCGCATGCGCCCGGACTGGGTGACGATGGTCTACGGCACCAACGACCCCGACGTGTCCTCGGATGACCTCGACGCCGAGTTCCTGGGGATCATCTACTACCCCGGCGGCGAGTACCGCGGCGGCCGCCCGGTGTACCTCCTGCGCGAAGAGGTCTGCCACTTCGCGCCGCTGCCGGATCCACAGGCGCACGTCCGGGGCATGTCGTGGATCACGCCCATCGTGCGCGAGATCATGGGCGATAGCGCCGCGAGCGCCCACAAGTTGCGCTTCTTCGAGAACGGCGCCACGCCGCAGATGATCGTGAAGCGGCCGGACTCGCCCTCGCCCGACGCCTTCCGAATGTGGCGCGAGATCATCGAGTCGGGCCACAAGGGCGCAGCCAACGCCTATCGGACGCTGTACCTCACCGCCGGTGCCGACGCCACCGTGGTCGGCAGTGACCTGGCGCAGATCGAGTTCAAGGCGACGCAGGGCGCGGGCGAGACACGGGTCGCCGCGGCGTCGGGCATCCACCCGGTCATCGCGGGCCTGTCGGAGGGGCTCGCGGGCTCCAGCCTCAACGCCGGCAACTTCGCGTCCGCCCGCCGGCTCGTGGCCGACAAGACGATGTGGTGGCTGTGGTCCAACTTCTGCGGCTCGATGGAGACGCTCATCCCGCCGCCCGCCGGGTCGCAGCTCTGGATCGACGCCAGCGATATCCCGTTCCTGCGCGAGGACCGCCGCGACGCGGCCGACATCCAGTCCGTCAAGGCCCAGACGATCCGCACCCTGACCGACGGCGGCTACGAGCCCAAGTCGGTCATCGCCGCGGTCGAGGCCGAGGACATGAAGCTTCTGCGCTGGACGGGCCTCCTGTCGGTCCAGCTCCAGCCGCCCGGCACGACGCCACCGGCGCCGACCAACGGCGCCAAGCCACCCGTGGAGGTACCGGCCAATGCCAACGCCTGACGATCTGCCGCCCGCCCTGCCGCCCGCCCGCCTGCCGTTCCCGGTCACGCGTGCCCTCTCGGAACCGGTGACAGCGACCGCGGCTTCGACGGCGGGGATGCCGACGATGACCGGCCACTTCAGCACGTTCAACACCTGGTACGAGGTCGACTCGGTGTTCGAGGGCCACTTCCTTGAGCGGGTCGGCCCCAAGGCATTCGACAAGACGATCACCGAGTCGTCGGGCCAGATGAAGGTGCTCTACGACCACGGCCAGGACCCGACCATCGGCAACAAGATCCTCGGTCCGATCGAGGAGCTGCGGACCGACCGGACAGGCCCGCGCTACACCGTGCCGCTGTTCGACACGTCCTACAACCGCGACCTGGCACCGGGCCTGGAGGCGGGCGTCTACGGCAGCTCGTTCCGCTTCACCGTCGAGAAGGACACCTGGGACCACAGCCCCACGGCTTCGCTCGACAACCCGGCCGGGATCCCGGAGCGGACGATCACCGAGGCGCGCGTCTATGAGTTCGGCCCGGTCACCTTCCCGGCCAATCCCAAGGCGACCGTCAACGCCCGAAGCACGACCGATGTCTTCTACCAGCGCAGCCGCGACCCCGAAGGGTTCGAGACGCTGCTGCGATCCGCGCAACGTGCCCGCACTCCGCAGGGAGCCGCGACCCCGTCCACCGAGCCGCCGACCGGCACTCAGAGCGAGCCGCCCTCGGACACTCCACGGACACCCGAGCCGCCCGTAGCGGCACAGATCATCGAGGACGACAAGAGGAGCAGGACCGTGACCGTGGAGTACCAGAGCCGCGAGGAGTGGGTCTCCCGCACCGCCGAACTTGAAGAGGGCCTCACCCGCCAGGCCAGCTATCCGGGTGTCATGCCGGCCGACGAGCAGGCCCGCTGGGACGCCGACAATGCCGAGCTCGACAGGCTGCGGGCCAACATCGCCGCCTACGACGCCAAGCAGGCGCGCGTGGCCTCGTTCGCCCCGGACGAGCAGCGCCATGACCCGTCGAAGACAGCCGACGGCGCGCCCATCCCGCGGGACTTCCAGGTCATCCGCCGGCCGGACCGCGACATCTTCGCCTTCGCCAGCCGCTTCACCTCCATCGAGGACCGTGACCAGCAGCTTCGCGACGACGCCATGCGCATCACCGAGATCACCCACTTCCCGGGTGCCGTCGATGACCAGGCATCACGCCACAAGATCGCCAACCTGCTCGACTACCACGACAGCCCCGACAAGGAGCTGGCGCGCCGCATCAAGGCGACCGGCAGCCCGCTGTACCTGCGTGCCTTCGAGAAGGTCATCAGGGCGAAGGGCAGTGTCCTCGGCCTGACGCCCGAGGAGCAGCGCGGCACGGCCCTCGCGGTTGGCGTGGACGGCACCGGCGGCTTCGCCGTCCCGTTCGCCTTCGACCCGACCGTGATCGCGATCGGCGCGTGGGCCGGCGCCATCAATCCCTACCGCCGGGTCTGCCGTGTCGTGCAGATCACCGGCACTGACACGTGGAACGCCCTCACGGCGACGGCCGTCGTGGCCACCCGCACCACCGAGGCCGCGCCCGCCATCGAGCAGGGTCCGACCTTCGCTCAGCCCCAGTACGTCGTGAAGCGCGTCCAGGGCCAGATCACGGCCAGCTTCGAGATGTTCCAGGACCGCAGTGACCTCGCGTCGGAGATGGGCAGCCTGATCCAGGAGGCCAAGGACAACGAGGAGGAGGCTTCCTTCGCGACCGGCGCCGGCGGCGCCACCGCGGCCATCGGCGTCGGCCCCGTCAACGGCACCAGCGGCGCCTACACCAGCATCACCACGGCCACGTCGGTCACCCTCGCGGCGGTCGACATCGACGCCGTCGAGGCCGCGCTCCCGGTGCGCCACCGCTTCGGCGCGCAGTGGTTCCTCAACCGCTCCAGCATCCGCAAGCTCCAGACCCTTGAGACCGCGGGCGGCAAGCTCTTCAGCGGCGTGAACTACCAGGCGGTCGGCGTGCCCGAGATCGACCGCGCCGGCAACACCGGCATGCGCCTCCTCGGCTACGCCGTCAACGAGTCGCCCAGCCTGCCCACGGCGACCACGGCCAACATCGTCATCGGCACGCTGCTCTCGCCGCAGTCCTACGTCATCGTCGAGCGCATCGGCATGAGCGTGCAGTTCATCCCATTCATCCTCAACAGCTCGGCCCTGGCCACCGGCCAGCAGGCGCTGTACTTCATGTGGCGCAACCACGCCGCGCCGATCAACGTCGACGCCGGCCGGACACTCCGCTACCTGACCTAACCCTGAAGGGTGCGGCGGGAGTCACCAGCTTCCTCCCGCCGCACCCCCATCTCCAGACGGAGGTCGCCACATGGCGAAGGCCGAGTTCTACACGGTCAAGGAGTCGTTCAGCACGACCATCGACGGCCATGACGAGACGTACATCGAGGGCCAGGTGGTCGAGGCCGACGACCCGGGTCTGCGCAGGGCGCCCGCCCACTTCGTCCCGCTGGTCATCCGCCGTACTACCGGCCATGTCGAGCAGGCCACGGCCGCGCCGGGAGAGAAGCGCGCCAGCCGGTGAGGGATGTACTCGCCCGCCTGCTCCCGCCGGCCACCACGAGCCGTTGTAGCGCGTGTGGGCGCGTCCTGCGCGAGCGTCGACGACGGCCCTGCCCGAGCTGCGGCGACACCCGGCGGACCGTCGGCTTCGCGGCCGACGACGGGCTCGACATCCAGATCCGGTTGAACTAGAGGGAGATCCACGGTTGCGACTACTGCGGCTCGCCAGGCTGCCGGCACGGATCGAGGCCGCAGCGGTCAACGATGGCGCCATCGTCTCGATCATCCGGGGTCACCACCAGGACCGGCTCCGGCTCGGCCCCAACGAGGTCATGTTCAGCGTCGTCCACCCGGACGGCAGCGTCGACAACAGCTACACGACCAACCTGCTGACCACCGTGGGCCGTGACCTCATCGCTGCCAGCACCGGCAACGCCACCGGCAAGGACGGCGTGCTCACCGCGAGCAGCTCGACCAGCGCCACGCCGTCAGGCGGCGGCATGACCGCCGACCAGTACAAGGGTTGGCGCGTCATGTGCCCGATCACCAACGTCACCACCGCCCCGGTGTACGGCAACATCGGCACCAACAGCACCACGGTGCTGACGGTCGACGGCTGGTGGGTCGGCACCGCCGACACCATGACCGGCACCACGCCGGCCAGCACCAACGGCTACCACATCCTGCCCACCGGTCTCGCGCGGTTCATGGGCCTCACCGCCGACGCCAGCGCGGCGTCCGCTGCCAGCACGACGCTCACCAGCGAGATCACCACCAACGGCCTCAACCGCACCAAGGGCACCTACGCCCATACCGCCACCAACGCCACCTACACCCTGTCGGTGACGTTCAGCGTGTCGGGTGGCCCGCAGACGGTCCACCGGGGCGGCCTGTTCACCGCCGCCAACACCACCGCGGGCGGCATCCTTATGTTCGAGACGGTCGCCAGCGCCGATGCCATCGTGACGACCAGCGACACGCTGAACGCCACGTGGACCGTGACGATCTCCTGACGCGATGGCCGACAACACGACGATCACTGCGGGCGCCGGGACGACGATCGCCACCGACGAGCGGACGATCGCCAGTACCGCTGTCCACGTCCAGCGCGTCGACGAGCAGGGCAGCCAGACCACCGTGGCCGGTCAGACCACGATCACTAACAGCAGCTCCGCTATCGCCGCTGCCCGCGACACCCGCAAGCGGATCGTCATGGTGAACCGCCAGACGGTGTCGGTCTACGTCACGTCGGAGACGGCCACCACCGGCAAGTTCCGACTCGACCCTGGCGAGTCGCTGACCCTGTACACCACGGCGGCCGTCAACGGCATCACGTCCGCCGCCTACACCGCCAGCGGCGATGCCAAGGTCCACTACATCGAAGAATATGATTAGATGACTGTTGGGGCTGTGTTAGCATGACTCAGTCATGGCGCACGTACACACCGAAACCTGCTACCACGGCGGGCGGTACAGACGACCGCTCGCGGAGCGATTCTGGCCGCGCGTCGGCAAGGGCGACACCTGCTGGGAGTGGCTGGGATCGCGCAACCGCGACGTCTTCCTC